TTCAAGCGCCGCTCTTCTATCGACTCGCTTATCCAAGTTTATGTATGCCGCATAATCTACAAAATCAAACAACTTCATGTTAGGTATTTTTTGCCATATCGTGTTCAGCGTTACACGCCATATAGTCGGCAACGTGAATAAGACGAGCAAGATTGTTCTTTAGACCCTTGTCTGGGTCATAAGTCTTTAGATAAAATTCAGCCGCTTCATCATACATTCCATCAGACAACTTGATCGCCAATGTTTCTTTCCAAGTAAGCACAATACCAAACCGCTGTAGATTATATAATGCTCTATCCGTAACTCTCCAGAACTGATTTTTTGTGTTATTCTTAAAGAGAAGTCCTTGCTTATTCATAGACCATTCGTCTGTATTGGGAATATAATATGGCCCAGTTTCATCTCCAAGTTTTCCCAAATCGTGATGCAACGCCGCCATAATACGCTCTTCTTCTGTATAATCAATTTCACCACCCAGAGTTTCATATAACTTTTGCACTCCGCGACTAGCACGTTCTACATCCATTACATGATGAAGATAACCTCCGGTATAAGCATTATGATAATGCTTTTTTCCGGATGCGGGCGCGGTCGCCAGTTGCAAGCCAAGATTATTCTCGGCGTACATATTCAGCAATTTTTCTAGTCTATCTCCGCTAAACTTCTCCTTCAAAAATTCAAGAAAGTATTCGTAATTTTCCTGAACTTGATTTTCTGTCAAATCTGAACCTGTATGTAGTGTTTTATTCATAAATGATATGAATACAACATAGCATCTAAATTGAGATCGTCAATTTATAATAAATCAACACTCTTTTCGTATTTCTTTGGAGTAATGATATACTCTATTATGGTTCACCAACGACGCCATAAGTACTGCACTACGCAGTCTTCCTTTTTTCATAATTTGATATGCGTGGCTCATGATAGTTTGCTCAAACGGAGAAGCATATACCGTTTCAAGAAATACTTTATAATTTCCCGCTTTTGTCATAACACTCGGCCAATTGCTGTAATAAACATCGCCAATCAAATAACTTACGCCATCTATACAACCAGAATTTTTCCACTTCATTCTATGAGTGCCATCTGGGAAATATTTGTTTTTTACATTCTGTGGCACATTGTGCCATGCCCATTGCTTGTGATGATCGCCAAAAAATTCACTGAATGAAATCTTTATAAAGTCCAATTTTTCTTCTTCAACGATATTGATGCACTTATCCACCCAGTTGTCTATATGCATATTCAGTCCATTTTTACATAACACATTCTTGTCCTGCATAAGCATATCATCTTCAAACCATATGATATATTTTGACCCACTGTCGTGAAAATGCTGCGCTGCCCATTGGCGCGCTCCGCATACGCCCATATTTCCTCTGCGTATCAATTCAAATCCATACTTTTTGGCAATATCATCAAATGCTGGTTTGGTTGTTTCATCTGTGCTATTGTCGATAAGATATTTGTTGTTTATACGCAACAATTCTGGATTATATTTTTCCATACTATCTATCAATAGCAATAGTTGCTGCGGCAAATTGAAACAGGTGATATACAAGTTTACTCCCTTACCCGACTTGTTCATTGCAACTTCTTCTTCGCTTTGGAAATATTCAACATCATCCGGAACATCTTGTTTTGGTATGCTTATTTCATACTTTGGAACTGGCATCTGTTTTACTCGTTCAAAAAATGTTGAAACCAAACCGTTTCCTTCTATCATCTCTATATTAGTTAGTTCTGGGTGAAGATATGTAATAAGCGTGAATATACTTTCTTCTGTGCCCATATATCCCTCAGTCAACGTGTTATTTAGAAGATTATAATATATTCCATTTATCTGCGATAACACTTTCTTGTTTCCGCCAAAAAATCCTCCTCGCGCAACACGGTTTACTTTTGCGTGTGCGTATCTGTTCATTGCATCAATCTTGAAGCCGTGTATCTCGCTGGTTGTTTCGTATGGATAGCAAACGAACAAGAACTTCTTCAACATCGGCTCTAATTTTTGAATCACGTTGTCATGACTAAAATAGCCAGGATGCACCGTCTGAGTAAGGCCAGCATCAATCCAGCAATAATTTTCAGAATCAAACGGGTTGAAAATGGAGGCGTCATTCAACATAAACATCTTGCTCATTACAAGAGGGTTATATAACTCAAGTTTTGCTTGTGTTGACTCTGCCAACCATCCCACTTGATTATACCAATTAGGATCTTGACGTATTTTATTAACTTTATCATACAAGCTAAACCACGTTTTAAAATCTTCTGTCTTTTTAGTACGAACATCTGTGCCCACGGACCCTTCTCTTGCTTTTAAGACAAAATCGACGTGCGACTCATCTACATACACTAACATCGGTGTGTTTTTACACGCACGCAATAATTTATCAAAGTGCTGAAGATACTGGCTAAATGGACGCTTGAATCCAGTGTCCATTTCTCCACGCTTCAAATCAAATAGCCCCGTTACCAATGTTGTATTATAGTTCATATCAACGTTTTTTTATAAATACATTTTCCACAATTAACCCGTCCATACGAGTATTATCAAACACATTAAATGCTTCTTTGATGGTAGACAATACCGGCTTACCATTTACATTAAAGCTTGTATTAAGAAGCACGCCAATTCCATTTATTTTTTTAACTTCTCCGATTAAATCATATAACCACGGATTTACTTCTCTTCTCAAGGTTTGTACTCTTGCAGTTTCATCTACGTGGGTTATTGATTTTAATTTCTCCTTATATTCAGTTCTTACTTTGAACGCAAAGCTCATATAAGGAGATTCTTGTAGCATTTCGAAGTATTGGTCCGCGTCCTCATATCTTACTACGGGAGCAAATGGTCTATACCATTCTCTATTTTTAACTTTCGCATTTAGTATGTCTTTCATTTGAGGAAAGCTTGGATCGCATATGATACTTCGGTTCCCCAACGCTCGCGGACCGTGTTCGGCATTTCCTCGTGCTACACCAACAATATTTCCGCCGCAAATATATTTGGCAAGTGTATCAAGATTTACATCGTGAGTTATATCGCACGTATATGAATGTTCATAAATGTAATATCCAATCGAATCTATGTCCAAAAGCGGCATACCAGAATAAATTAATTCAACGGGCTTTTCTGGTTTTAATACATGAAGAATTGCTCCCGCTGCCAACCCACAATCACTTGGGTTGGGTGGAATAAACATATTTCTGTCGTATTTCTTTTTTATTTCCGTGTTTAGCAACACATTGAGCGCACATCCCCCCGTCATTCCTATTGCATAATCTGGATATTTCTTGATATGTTCATCAACAACTTCAAAAAATACATCTTCAAACGCTTTTTGCGAAGTGGCTGCAATATCATATGCCATTTGACCATCTATTCTATCTGTTGCACTAAATGTTATTCCTGTTTTTTCACTTAGCTCTGCAATTTTTTCCTGTATGTTTTTTGTGTATACCTTGGTTTTATAAAAATCCTTGAAAGCATTAAGCCATTCTGCTCTTATGGTTCCATACCCACACAATCCCATCAATTTTCCGCTATACACAAGATTACCATCATCAAATCCAGATTCTTGTCTTATTGGTTTCAGATAGTGACCAAAAGTCATATATGCACCCATATCATATTGAGCCGAAAACAATAATTTTGGTGGCTGCTGTTTGCTTTCACACGCATATCCGTTGAAAAATCCATCATTTCCACCGCCGTCAAATGATATTATTACCATTTTTTCGTATGGCGATTGATAGTATGTTCCAACCGTATGTAAATAGTGATGAGTTAAATCGTGTAATGGCTGCTTGTGTGGAATATTATCTTCATATTTTACATATATGCTTTCGCCGTTTATTACATTAACTGAATGTGAATAGCTGGTGACACAAGTATCAAACGATTCTATTCCATATCTACGCTTGATATACTCACATATTTGCTTTATGTGTATATCTCCGACTGGAATAGATTTGTACTGGCTGATTCCGGAATTTTTATACCCGTTGAATCTTTCGGCTTCAACTACATAAATTTTATCGCCGATATTGAATGCTATTGCACCGTTATGAGAGCCGTGGATTGAAACTATTTTCATTTTCTAAATTCGGTTGCAAATTCCGCATAGGTGGACGTTGTATAATAATGATATGTAGTTTTTCTCTTTAGTAGGTCGGAAAAATCTTCAACTGGCCATCCGTGATTTATAAGAATTGGATACGAGGATATGAAATTTCTTGTTTTTTGTAGAGTTGTATAATAATAATGATCCAACTGGTCATATTTTTCATATGACCAATTTAGAATATCTTGGTACATACTTTCTTTTACAACTAATGCGTGCGCCGATTTGGCAGATTGAATCTTTCCTACATTTTCGTCCAATTTTATTAATGGAGAATGTAATATTGTACCAAAAAACATTGCATCCCAATTTATTTTTTCGGATTGCTCCAAAAATTTCAAAACGGCGTCTTTGTATGACAAATGATAATCTCCAATTCCAGTGGATGGTGGATCCATTACATAAAAATCATCTTCACATATAAACACAGATTTCCATCCACGAGATATGGCAATGCGTACAATTTCTTTGTGCGCTTCTCCACATCCCGCATATTCACCTTTTACTATTCCTGGCATTCTTTCCATGCCAGAAATTTCAAATTTTACAAATTGATCTTCGCACTGCTTCTTACGATCAGTGCGATGATCCATATTAATATAAAATCCACCGTCTGCTACTTTTTTATTGTAAAATGTAATCATAAATTTCCAACAATTCTGTCTCCCCATCCTTTAGATTGGCTGTGTGGCCAAACGACCCAATGGTGTGGCTTTTCTGATGTATTAAATGTTCTCCAGAGCTTGATATATTTGTCTCCTTTTGGATCTCTGGCCTCTTTCAGTAATTTTGAAATTTCCTCTCCATTGGCATCGTGTCTATATATTAGAGAATTGTCTTCTCTTTCAAATGCCACGCACCAAAAATCATAATCATCTAATTTAAACCCATTAATTGGTAAATCTATGCAATGCTTGAATATTTGCAAGAATGAATCTTCCCATTCTTTTTCGTTTTTGTATTTGTGGTATTTGTTTGGTGGATATGCTTTGTCTATTGTTTCTTGTTGAACCGCACGCTTTCCGAAATGCAGTCCTGCATATTTTTCATAATCTTTTAAAGTTCTAACTTTTCCAAAACCATATTTTCCCCACTTTATGGTTTCGTGTTTTTCTCCATCCATCGAAAACAATATACGATTGCGTCGATGGCACAAATGATTTCTTTCTCCCCAATCTTTTTTGTCTGGAATTTTATTGGTATTGCCTGCGCCGTGGTCGTCCCAATGCTTTGTTCTTCCTTTGCGAGTATATTCGTGCCAAGCAACTAATCTGTGCGGATGAAACAAATCATATCCCCACGTAAATGCACGGACTGCAATACTGATCTCTTCTCCGTGAAAATAATATTCTGGGTCGTGTGGTACTTCTTCGCAAAACTTTCCGGTTGTAAACGCGAAGTGGGCAGAATAAAATCTAGCAGGAACAGGGGCAGATAATTCTTTCCAATTATCAATAGACGCGGGCAAAAAGAACACAGCACCTTCTGGGATAAATCTGTCAAAATCCATTCGCCAAGGAGTTTGAATTCTTGCTTCTGGATCTTTGTCTGGATCGAATGATGGAATATATCCAGTAAGCAATGGCTTCTTGTGTCCCATCTTTTGTAGTTGCTTATACATTCCAATAATCACTTCGTCCCAATCTTTAACGAATCGGTGGTGCGAGTCCAATTGCAATGTATATTCTTCTCCATCATATCGCTGTTGTATTTGATTACGAGCCCAGCACGCACCTTTGCTTTCCATATATGGAATATCAATAATTTTTACGTTTGGAAGTTTTTTAATCTCATCAATTTTTTCTTCCGGTGCGTGCTGCCAAGCGATGCAAAACACAAGATTTTCTGGATGCTTTGCATTTGCTATGCAGTCCTTTATTGTAGGAACTAGTTGAGGGTCGCGATATGCGGCAATTTGTATGAAGATTTTTCCTTTAGAACTCATATAACATTTAATTTACTATATTCTTGTATATATACAAGATATAATAAATAATTTTAACAAGATCTCGTGGATAAATATGCCGAACCCAAAGCAACTCTTGTTATAATATAGGCACACGCCACTCCAGTATAAGTTTGTCCCGGCAGCAGTCTAGTATTTATATAATATTGCTCTTCTCCAATATTGTTTATATAATAAAATTCTAGATATCCTCTGGAATCGGCAATTGCGTCTACCGACTTTGTAGGTAATCCTCCTTCACCAAAATTTGCGGTAATTACAACATTGTCAAATGTTCTAAACCCAGTTGCAGTCGGGTTTAATAAATAAGGATTTGACAAAACCACAGCTTCAGGTGCGGTCCATTTTATCAGGTGTTGATTAAATCCCGGAATCGCCTGAAGTTGCATCTCTTGGTCTCCAGCGTTTGATATTTGACCTGTAGGACTGTCTCCATCTAATCTGGACACGGTACCATCACCATTAGCGACGATCATATATTCAATTTCCGTTTTAAACGGGGTGTTTGTTGGGGTAGGTGTAGGTGTAGCAGAACTGCCGGGTACAGAAGTTGGAGTTACCGATGGAGTAAGCGAAATTGTTGGCGTTGCCGTTGGAGGCTGTGATGGGTTTGGAGTTGGTGTTCTTGTTACCACCATCGTTTTTGATGGAGTCACAGATACCGTTTGTGTTGGAGTAGGAGTGGGTGGTATTTCTTTCCATCCAATGTTTTTGCTATCATCCGAAACTTTTACGTATAATTTTCCATCATCTGTTGTCAAGTCATTTCCTTGAAGACCAAAAACAGAAGAATTTGGATTTCCGTGAATAACAATTTTTTCTTGCATAATTTATATAGACCACGGCGGCTCGCTAGAACTTGGCGTAATTGTTGGCGTTCTAGTCTGCGTCACAGTTATTGTTGGAGTTATGGAAATCGTTGGAGTTACTGTCCGTGTAACACTGGGGGTAGGTGTAGTAGTGGGCGAAGCGCCAGGAGTTAATGGCACGGTTGCCGATGGCGTTGGGGTAGGAGTAGGAGTGGGAGTTAAGGTAGTGTTATCTTGTCCCACATAAGTCCATCCTATATTACGACTGTCATCTTTATATTTTATGTATAAATTACCATCATCCGATCCTAGTAAAGAACCTATAACTCCGAATACGGATTTTTCTGGATTTCCTCTGGGTGGAATACTTCTTCTCATTTTTATGGAGTAATAGTTACGTCTACCTCGTAAAATGAACCCGGATACACGGTACCAGAAGAAGCAAATACTCCAGTAGGATATTTTATCCAGTACAATTGGAACTTATATACGCCGGGAGACGGAGGTAATATCTTACCATACTGATTATTCCATCCAATTGCTCTTTGTTCAGTTCCACCCGGCAGAGATTGCCAAGCTGACCCGTCCCAATAAAGTGCTTTACACCTCAATCTATAAGAACCCGTAGCGGTTGCCGCCAAAAGTGTAGGGTCCGTTGTGTAAATATATGGAGGATTGTCATACGAGAATGTGGTAGATGACCCCGTGGTAGTACTCAAATATACATTTGGATGCCCAGATGCGGTATAAGCAGGCGCAGTCACTGGAGTAAATCCAGATGCAGTTGCTATAGACATTGTTACCACGGACCACGGCGTTGGTTGTACCGTTGGAGTATAAGAACTATTATATGTTACCCAATAAAGTTCGGCTGGCCACACCCCAACTGCCGGTGGAAATATTTCCGAGTAATTATTATTGAATGCTACGGTTCTTTGCTGTGAATTTGAGTTAAATGCGCTGGCCAATTCGTTTCCTGTATTACCAGAAATCTTACATCTCAATCTATACCTGAATGAACTTAGTACAGATGAATTTCCTGTATAAACGTATGGCGGATTGTTTAAAGAATACGTTGTATTAGACAAATACACGTCGCTGCCAGGAAATGGTGGAGGAGAGAACGTAGAAGCTGTCGCTATGCTCATCGTAATTGTTGTAAATGGTGCACCACCATTCACCGATATTACAGGGTAATTTCCATAAATGTCTGGTGTATCTCCGTATTCAACATAATACAACTCTGTAGTATACAATCCAACTGGAGGAACGTCTATTGGAACATAGTTAGTATTAAACACATCTGCTCTTTGCTCTAATGCTAAGTTTGGAGCAACGTCCGTCAATTCTGTTGCTTTTACTCTTAACTTCCATCGAGTCAGTGATGTTATTGTAGAATTTGTAGTAAATACGGTAGGAGTGTCGTCTTCTCTGAAACTGTTTGCGCTGAGATAAATACCCGGAGGCAATGGAGGCGTTGGAGTAGGAGTTCCCGTTTGCGTAGGAGTCGGCGTCGGCGGCATCGGAGAAGGTGTCATTGTTACAGTAGGTGTAGGAGTTGGCGTAGGTGAAGGTGGAATATAATTTATTGCTCCATATTTGGACGTATATCCTTGGAAGCTAAATGTACACGGAGCAGCACTGGCGCTATAAAACACATACAAGCTTCTATCCGTATGGGCTACGCCAAGTTCTAGCAAGGGAAGCACGTTTCTGCCATAAGATGCACTTACCAGAGGAACTCTGTTATTGTTAAATGAATAAATTCCGCTGTCCCCCTCAACGGCAACATCTGCGGTAGAACCTATTGATAATAGTGGTTGACCAGAAGAATAAACAAAACAATCGGTCAAAACATAATTTTCTGGCAAAACATTTCTTTGTGTTCCATTTCCCAAATAACCAGAAGTACCATCGCTAAAAAATATTAATCCAAACTCCTTGGTTGGACTTGTTGATTCTGCCCCGTCTCTAGGCAGTAATAAGTGATTGTCTCCAACAGAATCAAGCCACTGTGTTGGTCCTGGATTTAAATTTTCTGGTCGATATGATGAAACCAGTGTTGTGTCATTGTTTCTCACTCCACCATAATAACTCTGAATTACCTTGGTACCACTCAGCGCAGTGTTAAATACGTGAGCTTCATATACTACAGAGTTGATATTCCAATGGCTACCGGATTGGCCATTACCCATTGTAGTAAAAGAACTACTAATGTAACTTGGTGCTCCAGATAATGTACCAACAAGAGCAGAGTTTATATAAAACTTAAATTCTCCAGTGTATGCTTTAGTGATTGTGGCTTCGAATGCTCTGTCTGGATACAATTTTATAAAATCCGAATATTCTATTATTTTTTCCGTGGTACCATCGTTTACATATCCAATCAAACTACTAGATTTTACGCCAATATATGCTCTGCTACCATTATCAGCCATTCCTATTACTTGCGAACCCACTCCAAACAAAACCCTACTTCCCGTGTCGTTTAATAATGCGTCCGATGGTATAAATGCTTTAACGGTCAAAGAAAAATTATTTCCCAAGTCATTTGCTTTTCCATAGCAATACATGCTTAATTCGCCCAATGGAGCATAATTGGCGGCAAAAGATAATCCGTTAGAATTTTGATAACCGTGCTGGGGCACGGTAAAATTAGCAAACCCACCAGAAACAACATATTCGGCAAAATCTGCCGCAGAAATTTTCTTGGTTTCACCAGTAGGACTAGTGAGTTCGCTAACGTCTACAATAGGAAGCCAGTCGCCATTTGCTACATTTGTTGAAGTAAGTGTGCGTAGTTCAGTTGTTTTCTGGTTTGCCATAATAAAAATATCGTTTGATTATAAATATCAAGGCATACCCAAAAATATATACGATTTTATACTTTCTAGAGTAGTTATTATATTACCCTAGATTTTTTACTTTCTTTACAATGAACTTTACTAGGGCACTGCGTAATATATCGTCTTCATTAAACTCGAACGTATATATACCGTGCTCTTTGCTGTCATCGTCATTGAATAGATTGAATAGTGCCTGAAATCCACTTCTTCCGTTAATATCCGACTGTTGAGGGTCGCCGCACAAGAATATCTTGCTAAACTCGCCTGCTCTAGTCATAAGAGTTATTAGTTCCTTTTTTGTGCAGTTCTGCATTTCATCGCCAATAACCGCCTTGGCATTCCAGTTCAATCCGCGAAGATATCCAACTGGTAATCCTTCTATTCTTTCATCTTTTATCAGATATTGTATATCTTCTCGCGGTAATAGTTCATCAAGTTTATCAATCAGTGGACGTTTATATGGACTCAACTTGTCATCTGCTTCGCCGGGTAATGTTCCCATTTTTGTATCAGCACTTTCAACGATACTACGAACATAAAGTAAATCACTTACTTTTTTTTCGTTCATTAGCAGCAACGCCGCCAATACAGATAGATATGTTTTTGTTGAACCTGCTGGTCCAGAAACCAATAACATTTTTACTTTTTTATCTAACGCTAATTCTATAAATTTCTTTTGTTTTTCGGTTAGTTCTCTGTCTAATATTCGTAGGTGATGTTCTATTTTTCCTCTTTGATGCACTACTGGACTTTTATCGTGTTTTATTTGTGGTTGTTGATGGTTATTGTTATTTTCTATATCGTTGTGCTTTTTCTTATTCAGTAGGCGTTTTTTCTTTGACATATTATTTTGTTTTTTTGTATTCAAAAAAGACGGACATCATGTCCAACTTTTGCATAACCTGCTTTGCCTGACGGCAAATTTCAAAATCATCGTGTTTTTTTGAAAACTCAATGATGTTTTGAATGTTTTCCCTAAAATCTTTTTGGTTCATCAGCACCACAAAGTTTGAATTTTTGAAGCTGAAGATTTCCACAACTGGCATTCTGTTTTTTATACCATATTCAATGTTATTCAATATGCGACTGTTGATTTCGTGGCGGTGCATTTCCAAATACTTTTCCATCTCGTCGTTTGATGACGGAAGTTCTATGACTTCGTATGAATTTTTTGACTTTGTTTTTGATCCAGACTTACTGCGTGGATTCTTTTTCATATACTGAAGATAAATATATCTCTAACAGCGATTTTCCCATTATATTCACAAATCTTTCGTTCTCAGACAATGTTTCTTCTCCTGTCGCATCCAATATGATATGCATCACTTCGTGAAAAAATGTTTCTGCCACCGTTTCTTCTGTTATTTTAACCACGGCTTCATATACCACGCCATCTTCTTCATATTTTCTATTTACGTCACCAACTCCCTGCAAACGTATTAATTTCAAATCTTCGTCTGCACAACCATAACAATCTTCCTTCTCAAACAAATCAGGCTCTATTTGGACTGTATACTTGTGCCCAAATAACGTAAATTCTTTCGGTATATTGAGTTTTTTTTCAGTATTAAACACTACATATAAATAGTATGAATACAGAAAAAGAACCAAATTTATTAGACAAGGCAAAAAGCCTAACCAAGGCGGCGTATGAATGGAGTGTAAAAGATAAATTTAACAAAGTACCGCCAGAAATTTTCGAGGAACGAAAATCTATATGCCTATCTTGTCCAAACTGGGACAGCGAAGCATTTAATGGGCTTGGAAAATGTAAATTATGTGGATGCTCTGTAGCAAAGTTGTATATACCAAGTTCTATTTGTCCAGATAATCCGCCTAGATGGCAACGTGTGACCGTTTCTTAATTCTTTTTATTACAAGTTCCACAACCCGCAAATAGGCTTTCACAGTAAGAACAAAAGCCGGTGAATACTTGATGTATTCCACCGGCTTTATACTTTAATAATACTATCTGGTTCTTATTATCTTTACACGAACGGCAAATATAAACACTGCCGTGGCTTTTCAGTTTATTTAGTTCGCTGCTTGAGATAATGGTTTCTTCAGACATGACATCAATAGATTATAATAATAAATATAATCTTTGTTGGTATAAACCATTTTAGCTTTATGCTTAAAAACAGTTTTTACTGTCGCCATATCTTTGCCAATGTCCTTCTCCTTGAAGTACCACTTGAACAAAAACTGATTGACTTGAATGTCTTGAGCAATATTACACCATTCTCTATCCATTTTGGGATTGATTAGCCAATGGCCAAACATTACGTGGCATAGTTCGTGGCAAATAACAAACAACTTTTTATCGTGCTTGTATTTTTTCCAAACTTCTGGATTAGCGACGATTCTAAAGTTATTGTTACAGATTTCTAACTCAACAGATT